ATTTTGTTTCTCCTTGTTGGGCCGTTCTAGGGCTACGCAGGTGGTATCCTGCATAAACTAACAGATTTTTGTTAGCAGTGTATTTATCAGCAAAACACCCCCAAGTGGGGGTGCTGCTTACTGATTGTTAGTTAATTAATTGTCTTTTAGATCCTCAATCATTTTACTATACTCTTTGTAAAATGATTCTTCTAAACTCTCTTCAACTTCTGTTGGTTCCTGTGCCATAGCATTGTCACCACCTGCTGCGGCTGCATATGCTTTCTTAGGACCATTAAGTCCGCCACTAAGACCAATCATTTGATCCTCAACGTCCATATACTCTACTTCAGGATCGTTTTCATACTCGTTGATCTTTGATTCGTAGTCTTCATAACCTGCGAGACGCATTAGTTCACTTAGTGCAGAAACAGGAACTTCTACAGTCTCCTCAACTTCTGCTTCCTCAACGGCTTCTTCTTCAACTTCTTCAGCCTTTTCAACTTCTTCTTCGTCAAGCTCTAGGCTTTCAGCAATGATGTTGTTCTCGCTAAATCCCATTACACCGCTGCGACCTGCTAATTTTAGCATATCAGCTAGGCTAGTGTCTTCTTCAACTTCCTCGTGAACTTCTTCAACAGCATCCTCTTCAACTGCTTCTTCTTCAGCAACTTCAGCTTCGTCAACTACTTCTTCTTCAATCTGCTCGTCGTTGTCTAACTTTTGATCTTCACGTTTCATCTTTTTTTGCTTTTCGCGTTCCATAACAGACTCTTCGTCAAACTTTTGAGTAGCTGCGGCGTCGATGCCACGCTGGATGTCTTCATTGTCGTAACCGCTTTCAGCGATTTCTTTAAGTTTGTTCATTACGTCAATCATATGCATTGATCTATTCCTTTGCGAATTCATATTTACGAGTTTCTAAGTCTTTCAACATATTCTCGTTGTACTTGTCGCCGAAATGATCCTCAACTTTTACGCTGTCTGCATCTTTGTAATCGGCATCATCAAGTTTGGTAACATATTCGTCACCTTCCTCTTTGAGAGCTTCTTCACGAGCAATCTCTTCTGGATGATCTTTGTTAATAACCACTAACATGTTAGCAGGAATACCTACTGTTTCACTGATATAGCGATACAGTTGATCTGCTGTTGTTGGATACTGTAGTACTGCATCCATAATATGTACTTCTGCATTCTGTAGAGTTTGGAAGTCCATTGGATGCTCTTGGATTGGAGTACGCTTAGGCTTACTAAGGCTCTTAAGTTCCCACTTCTCAAGTGCAGTTTCCATCTTGTCTAACATTTCGTCTGAGCATTCACATGCTACTTTAATACGGAATGTATAGTCTTGTTCACTTTCAATCAAGTATTCACTAAAACTTTTCATAGTTATAATCATCCTATATTATATTTATGCTTTTTTGCCCAAAATTTCCATAAGAAGCTGGTTACGATCCATTACAACGCCTTCAGTTTCCTCAACGTCATGTTCGCCTGCTTGCTTCTTTTTGAGGTCTAACTGTGCTTTTTTAAGCTGTAAATCTATCATTTTTAGCTTCTTGTTAATCTTATTGTTCTTGGCGCTGAGTGCAGTGTCTAACATCTTACTAGCATTGTTAAAAATCTCACCTGCAAAACGTGCTTCAACATTCATACCCAAATCCATTAGGTCTTGAAAGGTGTTACGTGCTGTGTTAGCAATATCATCTAGCTCACTGTCACTTGTTTCTAAGTCACGGATCATTGGTAGTGCAGCATCAATCTTGTCCACTGCTTCAAGTGCTGTGGTTAGATCAGGTGCTGTAGCAGTTATTGCCTGTACTGCTTCAACTGCTTCTTCAGTATCTACATCAGGCTCTACATCTTCTACTTCAAATAGTTCTTCAAGTTTTTTTGTCATATAATTACTTAGCGGCGTTTCTTGCCTTGGTGAAAGATATCACCCTCGTTTATAATACGAAACTGTACACCTTTAAGTCTACACCATTTAGCAGCCGCTTCCCACTTAGCATGGTTAATAGCAATAGCAAGTCTATCATGCTGGCTTGTGCGCTCGTTGAGTCTTGTTTGACTCTCAGGTTTAATCTCAATCAGCTCTGCACGTTTCTTACCATTTTTATTTTGATACATTATAAAGAAGTCAGGTACATAAACACTCTGTCTGCCTGTAAGAGGATTACGATAGGGTATTTGTATACCTTCACTTGCCCAACTTATTACGCTAGGATGATTATCACAGAAGCGCATAAAAGCATGTTCCCAACTGCTACGATAGCGTGGCTTTTTTGTGCCCGCATACTTGCTAGGGTTGGCCAGTTCATATAAGCCATTAGCCCAGCGCATTACGCTGTAACCTGTCTTAAAATCTCTTTAGAAGGAACCCTAGGTTGCTCATAGCCTATTAGGCTTGTTCCTTTACGTGTTAAATTTAATATGAGAGAAAATGTTTTTTGGTAATCAGTAGTGCTTATACGCTGAATAATATCACTTGGATATATACCCAATTCGTCTGCTGCTAGTAAGACTGCCACTGTGTTAGATGCAATACTAGGATTACTTGGATTTACAGTTCTTTGTTGGAAAAAACTTTTTACCTGCTCGTATTCGTTTTGATCAACATTAAGAGGTTTATCAAAGTAGTTAGTAAAATACTGTCTAACTAATTCATCTATATCATCGTCTATTGTGACTAAAACTTGACTCGTATCTACTGCCATTATATTGCCCTGCCAAATTCTGTATTAATTCTATCCTGCAGATCATTCCTCTCTCTTACAAGAGCAGGATTAATAACACCAGCTGCTGTATTTCTATCAATCCTATTCTGTGTTACGGCCAAACGATCCTGGAGTTCCTGTAATTTTTGCGCTTTTTGATTGAAGTTTTTTCCACCAACTATAGGAGCATTTTGAGTGTCATTGATAAATGGAGGACTAGCTCGGGTGCCACTACTGTTAGGAACAGTAGTTGCGTTGCCTATAGGAGTATTTGTATTAATACCCACAGCGTGGAATATAGTATTAAGGATACTATTACCATTACTAGTAACAGTATTTGATGGGGGTGCCACTGTCCTGTCAACTGGATTTCTGTTAACTGGCCCGCCGCCTACTGTAGTGCTTCCTTGAGTTGTAGGCACAATAATATCACTAAGAGGATTGTCGCCTCTCAGAATACTACCTAAAATTCTTGTTGCATCTTTTTCTAACACATCACCTAAATCTATATCTCTTGCTTCATTAAAAATAACACCGCCTTTGATGACTGCTCCAAGAATATTACCATTAAACAAGTCTTGTGCTACGCTACCAGCAGCATCTAATAGTCCACCTTGGAACAATACTGTATCCTCAAGCAGCCCGCCAAATCTTCCTAGTGGACTTGGTGTTTTATCATAATGTATTTCACCAAAGCCTTTTGGATTAATGTTGTTAACAAACCCTGTTGCATATTTTACAGCTTCATATTCAACTTGCATGGTGTGTTCCATTAAATTACCACTTGCATATGAATGTGTATCATGGCCAAAATTTGTTATCATAGGATTAATTAAAGTATATTCTGCAAAACGCTTTTGATACATTGAGTATACTCTAATATCCTTAAAGAATCGTGTGTTGCCTTGAGCAAAACCCCAGTTGCCGTTTCTGTATCCTGTGTACTTGTTTTCTGTATTGTATGTGCCACTACCTAATGCATGACTACTATCTCTATAGAAATAATTCATATAGGTATGTAAGAATGTTCTAATTAGGTCCTTTTGATCGTCATGGAATGTAACATTTACAGACTGATACCTAATCTTGTGTTGACTTTGTGTTTGCTTGTTATATTGGTTATGTGTTTGAGTATCAATTGAAAAGCTAGGCAAACCAATTTGCTTTACCAGCATTGGTATTTCTAACTTTTCAACACTATTAAAAAGTCTAGCAGCATCAGGTGTGAAGTTAAAGACTACAGCAAATAGATGCTGATATCTAGGCTGTAGTTCATAGTTATTGTCTACAAACAACCTAGCAGCATGCTGAAAGTCTTTGATCTGATCGCCTTTTTCAAGAGCGTTTAGAAATGAATTTACGCTTGCCAAACTGATTCTCCTATACAGTATTTATCCATAAAAAAAGCCCCCAAAAACTGAGGGCTCTTTCTATATAGATTTACTATTAACCAGTTACAACTGTACCTACGTTACGTGCTACTTGAGCACCGACACCGTCGCCAATTGGTGATTGAATTGCGTTATCAAATCTAATTGAACATGTAATAGTTACAGGCTCGTTTGAAGCGTAATTCAAGTCATTGTAGTTAACGTTTTGGATAAAGCAACCATAAAGTTCCCAAGTCTCGAGAACGTTTGCTACACTTGCTCCGTTACCACCATCTAGAATCTCAAATCTTGTGATGAACTTGTAGTCAATACCTGCTGCGGCACTAGCTTGTTCCATTACATCGAACTGCTTTTGTACCTGCTCGCCAAGTAGTCTGCTTACACTACCATTTACGTCATCGCGGAATTGTACTGTAATCATTTCCCAACTATGTTTGCCTGCTAGATATACACGTGAGTTGTATACAGGTACTTCCATTTCTTCAAATGTTAAACTTGGACGAGTGATGTCCATTACCTGCTTAGTTAGTTCTGTACGTGGAGTAGACACGCCAAGGTTCTCAAATAACGCACGGAAGCGATATTTTAGCTTGGGCATTAGCAAACCCTGTGCGTTAGCTGACTGATC